CCCTTCGCCAGCGCGATCACGTCACCGAGGGACAAGCCCTTCTCGGCCATCAGCGCAGTCAGCTCATCCACCTGCTCGGGCGTGCCGTCCACGGTGCCTTCGGCTGTGGTGTCTGCTTTGGCGTCGTCGGTTTTGGCGATGGTGCCTTCGTCTTCCGCAACAGGCTCTTTGAACTCGACGTCCTCCGTGCTGCCGTCTGCCTTCTGCACTTGGAAGAACTTGGCAGTGGGGATGCAGGGAGAGTCAACAAGAGACACTTCGGTTGGGATAGCGACATAGCGGGTATACTCCTTGCCATCAACCTTTTCGACCGACTTATTTCCGTAGGACCCTCCAATGGAAAATCCACGGTAGACACCCTCAAGAACCTTGCGCCACTCCTGATCGTCCACCACCTTCGCAACGATGTTGATGGATTTTGCGACATCGTCAAATTGGATGTCTGTCAATTTTCCAGCGGCAACCTTGCCATGCATTGACCGAAGAGCACCTACAGACTTCCCGTCTGTGTCCTTGGAAAATTCCGCAGACCATTTTTCGAAGTTCGGCTTGGAGTCTTGATAATTGAAAATCTCACCAGACTTGTCTGGTGTCTCGTCAGCCGCCACGCCATGGATCAGACGCTTTTCTTCATCAATTTTGGTGAGTTGCGCGAACAGATTCATACTCATTTTATTTCTCCTTTGTCCAATGATCGTACATATGCCGCGCGTCTTTCCGCCGACCACGGTTTGCCTTGGTGTGAAGCAGACATCTTCTTTTTCTGCTCAGGCGTGCGCACACCAGACGCATTCCTATTCCCACGCAACTTTGCCTTTGTTTCTTCCGAATGCTCAAGCCCTTTGAGCCCCTTGTTCCACGGAGACACCCCGAGCCTTGAAGCTGAAAGTCTCTCGCGATGCTCTTTTGAACGCGGCGGCTTTGGCACTCCGCGATTTGCGACCCCAAATGAATTCCCTGCCAGATCAGTGCGCGCCTTTTGTGCCTCGCTCATCCTCATGCGCGAATCTTTCGAGTTCTTGTGCCCTGCGTGGTACGCCGTTCCTTTCATACGTGCTGATATTTTAGCGCGCGCTTCATCCGAGACCCGCCTTCCTCTCATCTTTGCGCGAATTTCTTCTGAATGAATGTTTCCAGACGACCCTTCTCCTCCGTCGGTTCTATTCACCAAGCTAAATCCTTCTCGTCGCAGCTGTGCAATTTGCTGCACCTCGTCTCTGAATGCGCCATGCTCCGATTCGCAATTGAAAATGAATATCTCAATCCCGTGCTTTGCAACAATACGCGCGTGATGTTGACCACGATCGCCCAATGAATAGGCTCGCTTGCCACACCCCTTTCCGACGTAGAATGGAGTTCCGTCCGGCTTGCAATGCAAATATGTGTAAAATTGTTTCATGGTCAAATCGTGTCGCCGCGCGTGAAGTACACGCTGGAAGTCCCTGCTGATACACACGCGACGTGCGTGTCCGTTGCGCGCAACCTGACGGTCAGTGCAGGCTGGTTCGCGAAGATCGGGAAGCCGCCACCGACGTTCGCTGTGGGCACGACGGCAGGCATGTTCGCATCGCCGGTCAGCTCAACATAGGCGATGTTCGCGCCAGCGTTCTCGATCCGCAGCAACGATCCGCCGCCGTTAGGCAATGCAATGTTCTGACTGCTGCTATTCGCTGTCATCACGAATGTGCCGTTCTTGTTTGGTCTGAAGTTCATGTCGTCTCCTTGCTATGCATTTTCCAAATGTCCGATTATAGATGCGGTGACGTGTGCTGCCTTATCGGTCGTTGCCTCTACGCCTATAATGCTTCCCGCTGGAATTGAACGCCCATGCAATGGTATGATTATCGGGCCGTCCTGACAGCCAACTGCATTTGACGGAATCCAGAACGGCAACGACGAGGACCATCCAACAATATGAAAAATTGCCTGCGCTGCCGCCGTGCCACTATTTGAACTAGCTATAATCAGACGGGGAACGAATATCTTGTCTGCCGGAACCATGCGGTACGATGATGCCTGAACTCGATGCCCAATCGAGATCGCGCCATAGGTCAAGCCGCCATTCGTAGCTGTTATTGCCCCAGCATTCTTCCCACCAGAACCGGCAGACAGCATCGTCAACGAATTAATGAACCGGATATTCGTCGCTACACTAAGAACCGGAGTGTTGCCGTTCATTGCGACGATCTCGGTTTTCGCCGTAAGCGTGCTATGCTCAATATAGCCAACTGCAAGCGTGCGCAGCCCTGTCCCAGAAGCAGAATCATCCGCGCTCGATGACACGAATGACATTTGCGCGCCGGCTAGCGATATATTCACCGCTCCAGCTTCATGCACCGGAAAATCCGTAATAGCGCCGCTCGCAACGTAATCTCCATTACTCGAAAACGATGACGCACCATCTATCAATCCGCGCATTATTGCTGCTTCATAATCCATAACAACTGGCGTATTGCCGTGCTGCGTCATGCGCTCCAGAACAATGCCAGTTGTTATGCTCCCGTCTGCATTCGTGTACTGCATCACGCACCTTCTTCCGACAACACCGGCAGAACGTCACAAATGCAGTTCGGATGAGCCGGAGGAAACTTATGCCCGGACGAGAATGCTGCTTCCATCGGCACGATGCCGTCAGCGGCGTTGTCATCGCATTCGTCATTGATATCGTGCATATCACCCAGCACCCATTCCTTGCCCGCGACCTGCCCTGTCTCGCGCCAGCCTTGAACGTTGCCCTGAACGTGGGCGGTCGCCAGCTCGGTACGCGCGATGGTATTCGCCCGTGCCGCATCGAATGCGAACGACTCTTGAATTGAAGCGGACAGCTCTTGCGTTGACCAGCCGCCCTTGACCGCTTCTGTCAGCGTGCCGCGCAGCGCGTCCTCGGTCGTGCTGTTTATGCCCGTTACCAATTCCGCCCCGTGCGCGTCAGCGTAGGCAAGCGCCGCTTTGTCCAAGTGGTGCGTCATGTCCGCATCTGCCGTGATGCCGACTTGCCCGATGCCAAGGATGCCTGCCGATTTGAATGCGCGTACCATCTCAGGTATCAAGCTGTCGATCAGGTCGATGCTCATGCCGTTGAGTTCAAGCTCAGCGAGGATGGATTTGATCATAGCGTCGGTGGAATCGGCTTTCAGCATCTTGTTGACCCACAGCTTCGCGACCTGCTTCGCAATGCTCGCGGCGTGGTTACGCAGCACGGCTTCCAGCTTGCGAACAGCCTTCGCTTGCTTGCCTTCGACATACCTGCCAACAGCGGTCACAGCGGGGTTGCCTTTACGCAACGAGCAGCCGCAGAGCTTGTGCAGGCTCACGCGGGCGGCGGGCTTTGGCAGAAGGCGAATGGCGCTCATGCAGGCTCCCTCTCTTCCGCGTCTTCCGGCGGTGTATCTTCTTCCGCTGGCGGCGTAGCGAATGGATAGGCAACGGGTGCAGCAGGTGTCGGCCATGCGGCCTCGCGCGCTTCCGGCGTCATCGCGTCCATGCCCATGCGCGCGCGAATCTCTTCAGGCATGATGACCTTCACCGTCGGACGTGAATAAATCTCGTCGATCTGCGCTTGCTTCAGCGGGTCGATGGTGTTCTCCATCTTCCACTTGAACTTGACCTCAGGCATGCCAAGGTGACGGGCGATGAGGAAGGTCATCTTGTTCTGCAACCAGCGCATGAGCGGGAACAGACCCTCTTCTTTGGCTGAGTCAGCGGCCTGCTCTGCTGTTGCGCGATTCTGCTGCTTGACAAAGTTGGTTGCCGGAATGCTGAAGGCGAAGCACACGATGCGCGCCAGCCATTCGTCGTACTCATCTTTGAGCACGTCCTTCTTCGGGAACACAATGTCCTTGAGCGAAGGCACGAATCGCATCTTGCGGCGTGCGGCACTGTTGCCTTCGTTCATGCTGTCCCACATCAGCTGGAAGTCGGCGATCTGTTTCGGCGTCCAGGTGTCCGGCACTTGTGCAATCGCTTCCGGCACGTTGCCGGAGGTGTAGAAGTCCAACTGGCTCATCTGGCGACGGAGCGCGATGTTCACCGTCATGATGATCTGCTCGACAGGGCTGAAG